AATCTAGAGAACATATTAAATTATGGCGAAAAAAAGTTGGTGAAGAAACTGCAAATAAAATTACAAAGAGGGCAACAAAACGAGGCACCTCATTTCATCAACATGTCGAAGATTATCTCAGAAAAGAAAAAGATTTTATAGAGTTTGATAACATATTACAAGAACAGATGTTCAAATCTGTTCAACCAGTTTTAGATGATATTATACCCATTGCCTTAGAAGCACCTTTGTATTCACATCAATTACAAATGGCAGGTCGAGTAGACTGCATCGGTATATCTAACGATAGACTTTCAATCATAGATTTTAAATCTAGTTCAAAACCAAAAAAAGATTACATGGCTAAACCTTGGTATTTACAAATGACTGCATATGCAATTATGGTTGAAGAACTTACAGGACACCCAATAGATGAGATATGTGCCATAGTGGCAGTAGAAGGACTTAATACATTTCAAATGTTTCTATCAGACCCTACACAACATGTAGAAGAACTTTACAGTTTAAGACAACAATATAGAAACTTATACGGCGTATGATACACATTTACGATAACGATAAACAGATGATTGCGATTGTGCATGACTTCATATCAGTAGATGAGTGTGAAGAAATACTTGCATACTCTTGGCAAAATATGGAAAGATCGTCCGTTGCAAGTAAAGATGGCAAAGGTGAGATACACAACGGAAGAACAGGCTCAAATACATGGTTGGCTCATGATGCATCACCTGTAATAAAAGGTGTTGCAGATCGTATATCACAAATGGTAAGAATGCCGTTAGACAATGCAGAGCCGTTTCAAGTTGTGCATTATACAGAGAATCAAGAATACGATTATCACTATGATAGTTTTGATGAGAATGACGAGGGTTATAATGAGGAGTATACTAACAATGGTGGTCAAAGACTGATTACTGTTTTAGGATATTTAAGAGATGTGCCGAAAGGAGGTGAAACTGGTTTTAATCATCTAGGTGTTAACATTCAACCTAGACGAGGCAGTATCATCGTATGGTGGAATGTTGAACAAGATACAACAAAGAGAGAAATAAAATCTCAACATGCAGGTCTTCCTGTATTAGAGGGAGAGAAGTATGCTTTCAATTTGTGGTTCAGAGAAAACGAGTTTAAAAAATGATAACAAGAAAAGAGTTTACAGAACAAGTTGAAAGACTTATAATAGGTAATAGAACAGATGTAATGAGTGCAATACTTAAAGTCTGCGAAGTTAATAATGTAGAACCTGAGGGTGCCAAAAGATTACTATCGGTACCTTTGAGAGAAAAACTAGAGGCAGAAGCTGAAAGTTTAAAATTAATTAATCGTCAAAAGGCCAGTAGAGGTTCTTTGACAACTTTTATGAGTAAGGAGTAAATATGAAAGAAGGAGATATAGTATCAGTAATCACCATGAGTGGTGAGTATATTGGTAAATTAGTTTCTAATAGACACGATTGTGTTGAGTTAGCAGACCCTAGAATTATTGTGAATACACCAGAAGGCAAAATGGGTTTTGCTAAAGGTATCTGTGTCACAGGTTGTGTAAACCCTACAAGTGTGACAATACAGAATTATGTATTCATGACAGAAACAAATGATGATATCGTGTCTGCATATAATACGGCAGTCAGTGGTATCGAAGTGCCAAAAAAGAAAAAGATTATAGTGAATAAGTAATGTCGAGTCGAGAGGGATATGATAGTTATCAATTGTATCTTGCGATGAAGTTGCATTTCAATAGTGAGAACTATAACTTTAAACAATACAATGGTCATGTAAAGGCAGACTTGTCTTCATTCATGAAACGAAAAGACAAGTTTCACTTTGCTAAACTGGCAAGAAAATACAAAGATAAACTCATAGACTTCTACATTGCAAACTTATCACAAGGTGATTATTGGGCAGGTGAACTTCTTGAACGAGAGGCAGAAGAGAGATATACAGAGTGGCGAAAGAGAAGACAAAAACTATCACACATGTTTGAACAAGAAGTAAAACAATTATTAGAAAAGAAAACAATACAAGAAGTTTTAACTGTTTACAAAGGTCAACACCCATATTTACTCAAACAATTTTTAGGTAAAAAAATATCTCTCGAAACAATGTGTATACTAGATGAGATTACAAACTATAGTCTGAATTGGAAAAAACTTATATCAGAAAACATTGTATATCCAGGTGTGCATCATAGAATAGACAAATACAAATCATTCTTATCATATGATCAGAAGAAATACAAAATGAAATTAATAGAACTATGCTCTACTTAGTAGGAAACGGACCGAGTCGTAAAGACTTAGATTTAGAAACACTAGACAACTGGTGGGGAATGAATATGGTTTACAGAGACCATACACCTGATTTATTATTTGTGCAAGATGTCGCCCCACAAAACGAAATGATTACAGACCAATACTACAAGAAACACCCTGTTTGTGTCGGCGAATGGAACGAACTGCCTATGGAAATGTTCGACATTATGAAATACGGATTGCCAGGTGAAGTGATTGAAAATCGAGTCGAGGGGGACGATAGATTTGTAGTGCAAGGGGAAGACTATCGAGGCGAAGGACAGAGAACTTATATGATTGGATATTCCTCTGCGGAGGCAAACAACATAGTTATATATACAAATGAATTGCTCAAGAACACTTTTTGTGGCATCTATGCATTAGGTTATGCAGTGCATCATGGCCATAAGAAGATATGTCTTGCAGGTTATGATTCATTACAATACGGTGATCTACAGAACATTTATGGACCTGATGATTGTTATACTTATAATAAAGTATATACAGAAGAGAATTCAGGTGTGGGAAGACCACAACAGGCACAATTTGTTGCACTGTTAGAACACATAAATAAGGATTATCCAGATGTAGAGTTATATTTTAAAAACTCTATTGACGGATTCGATAAAATCGAATATACTGATATAGTATCTCGATTAAATATCGAAGATAGGTGGATTCTTGGCACGGCGTGCTTTGAATCTGAACTTTAATAAGATGCGATACAATGCAAATACAATGCGATACAATGCAATAAGGAGTATAATACAATGTCTACATCTTTAGATAAATTAAGGCAGGCAATGGAGTCTGCATCACCTAGTCAAGGTGAGAAAAAATCCTACGATGATGATAAATATTGGAAACCAGAACTTGATAAATCAGGTAATGGTTATGCAATAGTTAGATTCTTACCAACACCAGAAAACGAAGAGATGCCATGGGTGTCTTACTTCGACCATGGTTTCCAAGGACCTGGCGGTTGGTATATTGAGAAGTCTTTAACGACTCTTAGTAAAAATGATCCTGTTAGTGAATACAACACTCAGTTGTGGAACACTAACATCGAAGCAAACAGAGAACAGGCTCGTAAACAGAAGCGTAGACTTCATTATGTGTCTAACATCTATGTTGTTTCAGACCCTAAACATCCCGAGAACGAAGGAAAGGTATTCATGTACCGATACGGTAAGAAAATCTTTGAAATGTTGAAAGAGGCAATCTCACCAGCATTTGAAGATGAAGCTGCCATAAATCCTTTTGATCTTAGAGGCGAGGGTGCAAACTTTAAAATTAAAATCAGAAAAGTCGATGGTTATTGGAACTATGACAAGTCTGAGTTTGATAGTCCTGCACCACTTTTTGAAGATGAAAATCAGCTGAATGATATATATACTACGCTGAATCCTTTATCTTCGATTATTGCACCAGACCAGTTCAAGTCTTATGACGAACTGAAAGAAAAACTTGATAGAGTATTAGGTTTATCTGGTGAGGTAAGCACATCTACTGCTGAGTCAGTTGCAGAAGACCTTGAAGAAGTGCCTTGGTCTGGCGTAAATACTGATGCAGTGGCAGAAGAACCTGTAATCGCATCAGCAGAATCTTCCACAGTTGGTGATTCAGAGGGAGACGAAGCGATGGATTACTTTAAGAAACTTGCTACTGAGTAAGTTTCATTAGGGAGTTGTAGTATATAATATGTGTCCGTGTTTTGCTACAACTGACTATGACCGTGGATATGGGGGTATCATAGTAGGGGAAAAGATAACAAGAACTGATGCGGTGTTATCTGGTGTAGAGCGAGGTTGCTATAAGAGTATGGGGCGACTACACACTTAATAATTAAATTATGACACAAGTGAAACCAAGAATGAATCCTAAAACGAGACAAGTCGAATCTTTCGATCGTATGTTGCGTAGATTTAAAAAGGCATGTGATAGAAAAGGTATTGTCAAAGAATGTAGAGATAGAGAATACTTTGAAAAACCTGCAATGAAAAGAAATCAACGCAATCAAGCAATCAAAAGAAAGAAAAAACTTGCACTTCGTAAAGCGGAAATGAATTCGTATAGAAGAAGATAATGAGAAGTAAAAGAGAAAAGCGTATAATTAGAAGACGCCTGTTGTCAGTTTTATTGGCGTTAGGATTCATCTTAGGAGCGCTTTATATCTTTGTGACATATCAACCACCATTGAAAAACTATTACGATGCTCCTATCGAAAAGGACGATGGCACTCGTTATGGGTAAGGGAAGTAAACGAAGACCTCAAATCGTATCAGACGATAAGTTTCAAGAAGCGTGGGACAATATCTTTCCTAGAAAAAAAACACCACCTCATGCATCTACTCAGGTGCATAAAGATAAAACTAAAGTAATTCCTAGAAAAAAGAAATACAAAGATTAACCGAGAGAGTATCCGTATCCTACTCTGTTATATTTAAAGAGTCTGGTATCTTCGAAGTCATCATTTAAACCGTATATGTTTTCAGTGTTATTTGAATTATTCACACTAGAGTCTGCATTGTAAAAAGTATTTTTTCTTGAATTATCACCTAACACTTCTTTAGTTTCGTTGACTTCAGCAGTAAGATCACCAACATTTGCAACATCTTCTATTTTAGTTGCTTGAACTTCTGCATTAATTCTGTTCATAAGGTCTTGTGAATCTAATTCTTGTATACCTTGTATCGCTTCAGCAGTTTCAGTTGCAGCTGCATCACCAGCTCTTCCACCAGCAAAAGCACCTATCACACCACCAACGATTGCACCACCAGCAGCCCCAATGGCAGTTCCGACAGGACCAAGGAAAGAACCAAAAAATCCTCCGATTTTTGCACCTGTAGCTGCACCAGCAAAACCACCTGCAACACCACCTACTCCCTTACCTACTGAACCTGCTTTATTT